TGGTTTGACTAATATTGGAAACATGTTTCGTCCTCTCACAAACCTTATTGGTGGCGATTCAAAAGCAGTGGGTGGAATATTCTCAAGAATTGGTAGTGGAATTAAGTCTTTCCTTGGTGCTTTTAAAATATTCGGTGGAACATTTAGTGCATTGAAAGGTGCATTGTCACCTGTCTTTACAATATTCAAATCACTAGGTCGAGTAATCTTCGCACCTCTTACTTTAATAATGGGTATCATTGATGGTATCAAAGGTGCAATCTCTGGATTCGCTGAAGAAGGTATCCTTGGTGGTATCCTTGGTGCAGTCGGTGGTGTCCTTGGTGGACTAATTGGTATGCCACTTGACCTATTGAAAGCTGCTATCTCATGGATTGCGGGTAAACTAGGATTCGAAAACTTCTCTGAAATGCTAGACTCGTTTAGTTTCAAAGATGGTATCATGGACTTGTTCATGGGAATTGCGTCAGTATTTAATGGTGCGATTGACTGGGTCAAGAATGCAATTGGTGGTGTCGCTAGTAAGATTGCATCATTCTTTGGATTTGGTGGTGACGAAGAAGAACCAGAAGTAAAAGAAATCAAACAAGGTAGAGTAAAACCTCAAGTAGAGAAAGATGTTGTTAAACCAACACCTCAACCCAAAGTTATGGTTCAGGATGATGACTTTCATGAAATGAGAGGCACAGACGAAGACGGATTTGATTATAAAGAAACAAAAAGAGCTCCTAAGTCTGAACAAGATATAATGGCAGCAACCGAAGAACGTTACAAGAGACACCTAAAAATTAATCAAGACCGTATGAGTACATATAATGAACAAGGTCGTGGTGACAGTAAAGGTGCAAAGTTTACGGAAGAACGTATAATGAAACTCCAGACTGCACTAGAAGAACTCCAAGCAAAACAATCTGCGGGTAATACAGTGATTGCACCATCAACAACAACTAACACAACTAACTCAAGTAGTCAAGCAGTGTATGGTGACTCTTCACCCGCTACAGATGACTTAGACAGGGTTGCATAATGGCATATTCAGAAGAAGTAGTAAAACGATTCGAAGCCGTTCTTGCAAATCCTCAAAAACATTCCGTTGGAAGTTTAGATAGAAAAGACCCCAAGGTTGCGACAGGACTTGCGGGTGCTCCCGCATGTGGTGATGTCATGCAACTACAACTCTTACTTGACGATGAAGATAAAATCATCGATGTAAAATTCAAGACTTACGGATGTGGAAGTGCAATTGCATCTTCGTCATCGTTCGTAGACATGATGATGGGTAAGACAGTCGAGGAAGCAAAACTAATCAAAGACAAAGATATTGCAGATGCGCTACAATTACCCCCAATCAAACTACATTGTAGTCTACTAGCAGAAGATGCTATCAAACAAGCGATGGTAGACTATGAGACAAAGAACGAAAAGGACTACACACATCCTATCCTAGACCAATCAATGATAGGTCATAATAATCCACCACTCGAACGAGAGGACTTCATAGAGTGATTGAAATAACAGACGCAGCAGTACAGAAATGTATTCAGAGAACCGAAGACAGACATATGAAGTTAATACGTCTTGGTGTTACTTCAGGTGGATGCGTTGGTTTTGAATATGTTATCGAATATGCAGATGAGTCTAACGAAGACGATGTTGCATTCGACTATGGTAAGTTTAGTATAGTTATTAATGAAGAGTCATTACCTTACTTAGAAGAGTGTACTCTAGATTGGACTAAAGAAGGTCTTAACGAATACTTCAAGATAATAAACCCTAAAGAAGTTTCGTCCTGTGGATGCGGTGTTTCAATAGGATTCGACCCTCTCCCATAAAAAAAGGGACTCCGAAGAGTCCCCTTTTCCATCCTTGTTGAGGATTAGTCCTCAGCAGCTAACTTCGCAAAGTATGATAAAGTATCATCTTCGTCAGTTGAAGCTGTGATAGTAGGTTCTGGTGCAGATGCAAGAACTTGTGGTTCTTGTTCTTTAGCACTAACTACTTCCGCAGTCTGTGTTAAAGAATCATTCTTTACCGTTGAACCCGAACCAGTAGATTGACCCAGTACAACCTCTAAACGACTTTTCAGTTCGTCATAAGATTTGTATGAACCAGTATCAGCAAACTCACTTGAATCATGTAACTGATTGTATGTTGCTTCTAGTCTAGTCTCGTCACCTTCGAACAATGCCGCAGGGGATTTGAACTCCGACTTATCATAGTTCCTGTAACCCGCAACATTACGAATCTTCAGTTGAAAGTCCGCACCACTCCAAAAATCGAATGGATTGATTGGTTCTTCGCCTGGAAATTCAGGTTGCATCTTATCCATAACCTTATCAAAGATTTTCTTACCGAAGTCGTAAAGGAATACTTTACCTTCGTTAGCAGGATTAGAAGGGTCACTAATGACCATGATGTTTGCAACATAATGAAGTCTACGCTTCTGTCTACGTGCAGTTTCTTTGTCTTCATCGATGCCTGTGTTCCAAAGACGTGAGTTATATTCACTCACTGGGTCATTGTTACCTAGAGTAGTCAGAGACTTCTCAACGTACCATTGACCTGTTGGCCCTTTAAAGAAATGGTCAAAGTATCTTACCCATGGTAATTCTGACCCTTCTGCGGCAGGAAGAAAACGAACAACTGCATATCCGTTACCGCTGTCATCGACAGTAGGTTTCCAGAAACGAGTATCTTCGTATTTGTTGGTTTGTTTTGTACCAGACATTTCCTGTGCGGCATTTGCCAGTTTGGACACATCGGTACGATTGGTTTTTAAGTTTGCAAAAGACATATTTATATTCTCCGTATATTTGCGTATTTTAGTTTATCCACATTATTCATAATATAGTTTAGTATTATAACACTACAATCAAGTAATGTCAACCTTTATTTAGGGAAAGGTCACCACCCTTTTCGAGAAAGTTAAGCTTCATTGCTTCAAACTCAATCTTCTCTTTGACAGATGTCGAAATATATTTCTTGACATCCTCAATCTCTAAGTTGTTCTGTTCACACAGATAAACAACCGTATCCATATATGTCATAGACTTTGTTCGCACACAGTCTTCTACCATACGTGTAAATTTCTTCTTGTTCATGAAGTTAGATTCTTCTTCTGAGGAATCCACTCCACCAATAATCATATCAATCTTCATCTTCTATATCCTCTTCCTCATTATTTATAACGTCTGGAACTGGAGGTTTTTCCAATTTAAATTGATTAGCATAGTCTGAATCTTTTGCGAACTCTTCTTCAAGTTCCCTAGTCCAGACTTGTGCGATATCAGGATACCAACAATTGTATTGACGTTTGGGAGTCCCATCAGGATAGTATGCCATTGCGACACACACCTTTTGGATACGTCCCTCACGTTGTTCACCATAACGGAAATCTAACCATACACCTTGAGATAGATATCTCTTCATGTTAGTTATGTAGGTATTAAGGTCAATGTACTCTGCACGTTCTTTTGAGTTCTTTGAATTCTTATATCCTTTCATTCCCTTGAGTTGGTCTTGATTACACTTAAGCCATTCTTTGACCTTTTTCCAATGCAAGAAATGGTCTTCTGGCAAATCTCGTATATCCCTGTGAACGGATTTACTTCCATCTGCCCCACGTGCAGCACGTGCTTTTGCAAGTCGTTCAATCGCTGCTTCCCTTTGTTCTTCAGACATAGGTTTGCGTGTGCGTTTGACTTTCTTACGTTCGAAACCAAGTTCTTTCAGAGAGGCGAGTTTCTTCGCTTCTCTGGTTTTCTTTGCTTTCTCTGCTGCTGTTAGTTTTTTGACCATAGTGTGTATTATAACTTATCCTGCATTAAATGTCAAGAGCGAATCTACACGGAATGAACGCCAGTCCTGTAAATCTAAGTCAAATACACGAACCGCAACTTGGTTCTTCTCAGTATTTGCATTAGCGTCAGTCTTAGGCATCTTGTCCTGTGGTATCTGTTCGGATACCAGTGTCGCTCTCATATTACGAACTTCTCCGTCTTTTACTTTCGTAAACGATAAGTTCACTACACCTTCACGTAAGGTGTCAACGATTTCTTGGTATTTCATTTCATTCTCCATTATTTAGGGTTTTCCAAAATGTGAGGGGCAATTTCCGCAAGGTCATCTAGATACATATCCCAAGGGTAGTGTCGAAGGCAATTTGATGCCATCTTACGTATCTCAGTTATGTTATCTCTTTTGTATCTACCGTGAGGGTTCTGCAATTCTTTTAGAAAGGTTGCAGTTCTCTTGAGGGCATGATACCGTTCATCAGGCATAGTCATTAAGCTACTCCTTCAGTGAACCATTGAGGTGTCTCAACGTTCTTCCACTTTGCGAATGTTACCTTCTCATTTATATAGTAGAAACGGTATGCTTCTACTGGGTCTTCACGTTTGCAATACTCAGGCATTGCTTGTGCGAACTTTGTAAGTCTTCCGACTAAATTTATATTACGTGGTGCAAACCATACATAACCACCTAGTTTATCATAGGTCATGTGTACACGTCCGTATCGTTTCTCATACTCCTTCGCAGTTGCTTGGAAG